CTCTTTACTGCTGCTTCAAAAATTGTTGATGCTTTCTTCAAGAACTCTTCTGTCAGTTCTTCTCCTTCGGAGAGTGCCTTAACGTCAGCACTTAGATCTACATCGATATCTTCTTTCTTAGTACCGTATGTGATCTTGTCAGCAAGCTTAGGATCTGATCCAGATGGCTCGTCTTTACCACCACCAGTTTGAGCATCGCTCACACCGTCCTTGGTAGCATTCTTATCCAACTTGTTGGAGTCATCTTGCGGATGATTATGTGTGGGAGTAGGTCCACCTAAATCTTGGATTGCCTGACCAGGCACCAATGAAGGATCTACTTTACCTGAAGCCTGATCACCTGCTGCTGCCTTGGCGTTAACCGCAGTCTTGCTTTGGGTGGATGGGGCTACTGGTTCGCTCCCAGGAACTGTTGCACTAGGAAGTCCAGCTTCACTAATAAGTTCCTCAAACTTTTCGTTCAAAATTTCGGACATCGGGGTTGACCTCTGTTAAGCTTTTATACTGTTTATGTCTAAGAGTTATTTATAAATCAGAGAGTTCCAAGGAAGTTCTGGAACACCTTGAGTTTCCGTGCCTCTAGATCACGGAGCTCACTTTCGGAGATGAACTTATGATATTTAGCAACTTTTTCCTCCTTAACAACGCCGTTAACCCAGGCCCACTCTTTACCTTCCATAATGCCATCAACGAAAGCATCAGGTGCGGAGGGGTCGGCAACGATGTCAGCAGCAGTAGCTAGCATAAAGTCGTCTCTTACGAAGGAAGTACCTTCTCTTTTATCTACAGTACCTAAACCTCTAGAAGAAACTCCAAGACGTACACCTTCATCTAATAGATTCTGTGCAATCTTACCCATAGGTGTGCCAAGGATTCTTGCCTTACCTACGAAGTTATTACCTTCTTTGCGGAGGGAAACGATTCTGTGAGATACCCTATCTAAGTTAATAGTAGGACCATCGGGGTGACCAAGCTCACCGACAGCACGATCTCTATTGACGTGCTCTTCGATGTACTTATTTACTTCACGCTCAAGAATGTTAATAGGGTATACCCTGTTATTACGATTCTTAAGTTCGCCTTGTAAAAAGACACCTTCAATATACTGGGACTTCTTACCGTTCTTGGTTTCAGTCAGGTAGTTAAGACCTTCAGTTAGTGTTTCCGATATCAGTTTCATCAGTTTTTGGTTCTGAGTTGTTTTCTGGTTCTACAGAAGATGGTGTGCCAGGAGCTTCATCATCTACTGGTGTTTCATTAGGAGCATCTGGAAGTTCCATATCTCCAAAATATGACTTAGCTAGTACATCAGAGTATTGATCTAATGTCTCAGCCGACTTCCCATACATTAAGTTGTTGATAGCATCAACAGCAGCTGCACGGTTGCCATCAGCGATAGCATCTACAGCCGCACGTGCGGAAGTTTCTGGTGTAACTTTGTCCATAATAATCAGAATATATTTTTATTTAGCGTTCTAAGGAACTTGTGTCCTCAGTTGGCTGGTTTTCTGGGAGTATTGCATCAATTGGAACGATGCTTGGTATCAATCCAGAAGCACGTTCTTTCTTAATTTCTGCTTCTATCTCTAACCTTTCCGTATCAGTTTGCTGTAGAATCTTCTTCTTAATATTCTCAGCACTGAAGTAGCGTCCAATGTAAGGTTCCATCTTGACAACTAAGTCAAGGCGGTTATTCATTAGCTCCGCATCTTTCAGTTCATTGAAATGATTGTCGAAGAGATAGTCATATTGAATATGCTCTCTCATCTCTTCCCACTCTTCGAGAGAGATAACTCTCTTAAGAACGAGTTGAGTCTTTAAAAGATCATCAAACAGAACAGAAAACTTTTTACGCAAGCGACCGACGAACTTGGAAAATTTAAGTTCGTCACGAAGAATTTCATTACTTCTTCCGAGACTAAATCCTTTTTCTCCATCGAGTCTACTGGGGGGTAAGTTGAGCGACTTGAAAAGTTTGGTGCGGAAGTACTCCACATCCTTTAACTCACCAAGGTTTTGCCCACCAGGAAGAGTAGAGATCTCTGTGCCTCTACCACCCTCTCTGCGTGGTAACCAGAAATCCTCAAGCATCGACATATGCTTTTTGTCATCTCTGATTTCACCAGTGTTAGCATCGTATACAAGTTTGTTACGATACCTATTCATTACATCACGGAGGTATTGTTCCGCTTTTTGTTTTGGCAGGTTACCTACGTCAATGTAGAATATCCTACGCTCTGGAGCACGGGACAGTCTATAAATGACAAGTGCATCCTCAATCATCCTAAGTTGATTGAGTGACTTGATAGCCTTATGTAAAAACGATAGTGTAATCTTTTGGTTTAGATCCTGTAGACCAGAATCTACGTGAGCAATAGAATCCTCTGCCATACGAATGCCCTTTTGCTCAGGACCATTCATATTGAGGAATCCTTTTGGATTGTAGATGTAGTATTCTTCGTGCTTACCGAAATCTAAATCCAATACGGTAGGTTCTTTACCTGCCCTCTTTGCTTCATTAGGATCTTTCTTATCCCTTAGTTCTCTTACCTTCTTTATTTTAAGCGGATCGATATACCTAAGTTCGGTGATACCTAACTTGGGGTTAGCTAGATCGATTACTTTATGGTAGTGAAGTCTACCATCAATATACCAACGACGAAATATTTCGTGAGCTCTTTGCTCAAAACCTAATAGACGCTTGCAATTTTCAAACTCTTCTCGTATCTTAGTCTTAATATTCTCACCTACATTCAGATTAGATAGTTCTATCTGTACGGGTGTATCATCAAGATCAGATATAATAGCTTCGTTAACTACTTCATCAATAGCTGTATCCACTTCTGGATGCAAAGCCATATCACGATAGCGGCGTATCAACTGGTACTCGTTACGAGATGATGCACCGCCATCTAGGTCTACATATTGTCCAAAGTAACCACCAGCAATTGTGGTGATTGAATCATCTTGACTTGGAGGGATTGGGGATTGACCCTTAGGTCCCTCCTTTCTCTTAATAGAGAATCCAAATAATTGTGCCATAATAAGGTGTAATACCTTTTCCTATAAAGGTATTTAGTCAATCTAATTTATGCCGTTATCGTACTCTTCAGGGTTGTCACCTGCTGTCCAGTACTGAACTTGGAACTCAACAGTGAATTCTTCGATCTGATCATTGCTATCATATGCAAGATCAATCTGTGAAATCTGTGTTGGGAAACATCCCCAGAGCTTATAAGACTTAACGTAGTTGTCCTGACGATCTTCGCCATTACGTCCTAGTTGATGTACTACAAGATCCTTTGTGTATCCAGTTCCACCACCATCAGGATTAACCAATGCAGCAACGTTATCTTCGTGTGCGTTGATTGCCTGTAGCCATCCTTCAAAGAGATTACGTAGTCTGAAGTTAGTATCGTTGATGATAGTAACTGACCAAGTGTCAAAGGTTCTGTCTCCAGCAACCTTAACTACTCTTCCACGGAAAGGAACATCGATAACTCCTAGGTTAGAGGCAGGAAGTGCTGCACTCTTACATAGGAATGATCCAAGTTCTCTGTCTGACTGTGATACACCTAATCCAGCAGGCCAATCTAATTTGACCCTAAACAGATTAGGTTTAACTCCACTCCTTACTTTTGAGAGGAAGTCCTTTACATTACTTGTGACTGCCATTTGCTATTGACCTCTGTAAATTTATTTAGCGGGAGTGAATCTCTATCTACCTACAATCTCATCGAAACTTACGCCAGTACGGGTAGCAACGAATGTAATTGTAATAAAGTTGATAGAACGAGAAGGCTTGAGGTATATCTCAGCAACAAACTCGTTGCGATCTATGACATCGCCTGTGTTGTTTGTCTCGTCGCAGATTACGAGGTAGTCAGTTAGACCACGACGTGCTTGAATCTCACGGAGATAACCACCAACAGCGTTAGCGAAGGATGAACGTGTAACGTCATCGTTTAGATCAAAGAGAACATTCTTAGCGAGGTTCTCAACTTGCTTCTCGACAACCAAGAACAGACGACGAACGTTAATTCTATCGAATGCACTAGGTGTGCTGAGTGCAGTCTTGTCTCCAAAGAGAACAGTACCACGACCCTCGAAGCTAGAAATTGGGTTTACACGTGCTTGATATAACTTGTCTCTATCAGACTTAGCAGGTGTGTATGCTAGTTTGATTACGTTACGGATGTTACCTCTGTTAAATCCAGCTGGTGAGAACCAAGGATCTAGGTCATTAGCGGTTTGAACAGCCAAGCCAGCAACATCACCATTGCAAGGTACGTAGCGATAGGTATCATTGAATCTGTCGTAGATGTACTTCCAACCAGAATCAAATACTGCATAAGATGTAGAAGAACCAACTCCATCAAAGAAGTCAATTACATTGTCTCTCTGTGCATCTGTGCTAGTAGCAAGTGTACCGATGACTGCACCCTTATAAGGTGAGACAAACGCCATACAATCCTTACGTGCAGAAGCAATGTTAACAACCTTCTGTGCTACAGAGATTGAATCTACTCTGGTAGATAGAAGAGGACCAGCAATGATAAAGTCTAGGTTGATTGATTCAGTGTCTGCAAATAGATCATAACCACCGTTAAGATCACCAGCAGTAACAGAGTAACCATCAACACCACCAGCAAATGTATATGCTTGGTATCCTAAGATTGTGTAGTTGGTTCCACTTTGAATTCCACTTCCCCACGCAGCAGTGGTATATCCACCGTATGAACCTGTTGTGTTGGTTACGTCGTGCTTACCCCACCATAGGTAAGTAGAAGCGAAGCGAATGATATTAGCGTAGTAGTTGTCTGCACCTTCTGTAGTCTGTGAATCAGCAGACTTAGATACGTTTTGGAACTTCTCAAGAACTGTATTCTTAGTACCAGAGATTGCACCAGTAGCATCTAGAACAACAATACTTAGTTCGTCATACTTAGAACCGAAGTTAGAAGCGTATGTAGATGTACCAGGTCTTGAAACAAGAGTGTTCCAGTTGATGTCTGTACCAGAAACTTTAACTGCATCCCACCACTTAGAAGAAGCAGTAACGTTTACAGCAGCAAGTTCGTATACAGTACCATTGTCAAGATGATCAGCAGCTGTGGTACCAAACTGTGCACGATCAACTGAGAGTTGAGGAGCAGAAGCAGTATCGGTTACCTTAACAATTTCTCCACCACTAAGTTGTAGATACTCACCAGTAGCAATACCAGTAGCAGATGTAACTGTGATAGTTGCAGCAGCTGCAGCTACAGCACCGTCAAGTGTTGTGTTTGTAGCACCTGTGTTCTGGATAAGAAGGTTACCAGTACCTACTACGAGGTTACCGTTAGTTTCAAATACTTTAAGAGCAGTACCACCAGCAGGATCTACGAATAATTTACCAGTAACACCGTTGTCTTGGTATACAGTAGTACCAGCAGCAGCAGTTGTAGCTGCACTTACAGTTAGATCGAAGTCATAACCGTGGTCTACTACGTGAACGCTGATGTTGTTTCCGTAAGAACCAGCATACTTAGCACCGTAGTGAAAACTTTGTGCACCATCGAAATGATTGGTAGCATAGTCTGTGTCACTTTCTATCAGTACAGCAGAAGCACTATCAGTAACAGCGTTCTTTAGATTGCTGTCTCCAATACGTACAACCTGTAGCTGTCCACCGTATGAAAGGAAGTTTGTTGCGGTGAACCAAAACTCTGCATTGCTTGAGTTTGGCTTACCAAAATATTCTAGAAGCGATTTCTCATTGGTGATATTCACCATCTGATTCACTGGACCTCTCTCGAACGGTCCAACTAATGCTCCAACGTTATCAATTGTTGAGTCTATACGAGCGTTAGTAAGGTCACGTTCCTTAATAACGACTCCAGGTGATACTTGCCCTGCCATTTAATTACCTCTCCGAATGAAGATCCAGATTTGTCTAAATTTATTTATCTAAACCTGATGTTTCAGTGGGGAAACGATGCGTGAACTACCAGTCAGGGTATGATTCGTTTGGCGACTTATCCTTTCTTCTCTCTCGTATTCTTTTAATAGTACAGACCTTACATTCATATGAGTAAGACGAAGCAAGTTTACCTCTAGCTTTTCTAGTAAGGTAGAAGTCCTCTATCAAACTTTTCTCTTCTCCACATACTCTACAGCACCTTGTCTTAAAGACTAGGTGATCTACCGAGAACTCCTTATCAAATTCCATTATGATACTTTACCACCTGGAAGATATCCATCGTGATTAGGATCACATTTCTCCACCCAATTAAATCCTGAACCTGGTGGGTAGATGTACTTTCCATTCTCATCAAAGTTTGGACCTACCT